ACTTGGATAACTAGCTTCTTTTATTGCGGTTGGAGCCAATACTGGACTATCTGTAAATGAAAATCCAGATTCAATATATAAATATTTGCTTGGATTGTATTCCATTGCGTTTATATTATATTTAAATGGTTCAACTTCAGTTATTCCAATTACTCTGTATAATTCAGTTTCAGTATTTACTCCAAAACCTATACCAGTTGTTTGTGCCGTCCAAATCGCTCCAGTCGATAAATCGTAATCAATTGTATTAAATAATTTATTGCAATTAATTTCTGTTAAAGTTTTTTCTGGATTATAACCAGTAGCTTTAGTTATAAAAGATGAATTTAATTGAAATGATCCAGATTGAATTTCACTTCTTTGGTAATTGTTAGTAAAATCAGAATAATTTGTTCCAGTTGTTCTTGACGTAGGTGTTAAAATTTCAAATTTATAAGTTTGTCCTGGAAAATTATCACTAAAATATCCAGAAATATTGTTAAACTCTTCATCAAGAACAAATTTGTGTTTTCCACCATCTGTACGAATTCCTAAAACTCTTCCTCCTAATCTATGCATCATTCTATTTGAATCTTGAATTTTAATAACATCACCTGGTTTTAAATATATAGAATCTAATCCTGCCGTAAAATCAACGGTTTCTGTTTCTAACTGTTCGCTAGCTAATGCCCATTTTCCAAGTCTATAAGCTTGTCCTCGGCTTGTACAACCAAATGCAGTAATTTCTAATTTTCTAATACCATATTTTCTTATTCCATCTGGATCTTCAACATGCTCAACTGTTGGTTTAGAAGAATAATCTTCGTCATTGTATCTAATAACTGCCACGGTGTTTCTTGTCTTTTTACTACTACTAGCATAACTAAAATCTCCATTTTCTACATTAGAATTTGTAAATAGAATATAAGGGTCTTTTGGCATATCAGCAATTGGAAAAATTGCACCATGGGCGTAATAAGACATACCCCTAAAAACACTAGCCATATCATTTAATAGACTAAATGCATCAGAAAAATCATTTATAATAGCATTACAAGTAAATCTTGGTTCAAGACCTCCATAACCATCAGAAACAATTGTATCGCAATATTGTGCAATTTGGTAAATTCCCCATTTATCTATTTGGTCTTGTTGTAAATATTTTCCTAATCCATACCTTTTATTTGTTAAAAGATCATAATAACACCATGCAGGATTATCTGTCCATTCTAAATTTGCTTTGAAAGTTCCATCCCAATCCCCGTTATAAGTTTTTAAAATTGGATTATAATTAGATGGAATTTTAACTTTTAATAACTTGGTATCATACGCTCTCTCTGGAACATTTTGAAAATATTCAGTTGTAAATAAACTTTTAAAAATTGCAGTTTTAGGATATATATAATTTTCAGAAAGAACTTCTGTAACTGCATCTACCGTAACAACATCTTTTAAATTAACTACAGTACTTTCTGGCGTAGTTCTTTCTATTTCTATTCTCCATCCTAATAAATCTTCATCTGTACTAACAGGTAAATCAAATCTAAAAACATCTATAAATCCAGAAGTAATTTTTCCTTTTGAACTTCCAGTAGTTGATATTTGCAATGTAGTTCCAGAACGATTTAATTTATAAATTTTAAATGCATATTTTATTTCTCTGTCTCTAATATCTCCTGCTGTTGAAGACTCGTCAACCGATGATCCGCAACCTAAATCATAATGGACTTTATCTACATTTGGATCATTTTGTTGGTCAAAAAGAGATGCAATTTTTAAAGATAATATTAGTGCATTTATATTTATATTTCTAAAATCATATCTTTTAATAAAATTTGGTCCATATCTTAAGGTTTCTCCTATTGGCAAAGTTCTAGAAGCTTGAGGTATATTTGGACTACTATAAGATGGTAAATTACTAGTTAAATTTGTTGCACTAATTTGATCTCCATTATCATATCTAAAATTAATTTGAGAATAATTATAATTACCCGCGTCATCAAGTAATGGAACATTTTTCCAAAATACTGATTTTAAATAAGGGGCATTTGTTGGATATTGATTAAAAGAATAACTTGACCAACCAATTTGATTAACTTGACCAATAAAAGTATATTTTCCAGTTACCAAACCTTCAATTGGTCCTTCACAAATTAAATCTGTAACTTCTGTTTCTGTTCTAGAAAGTTTCTTTGATCCATATTTATAAATACCTTCATCTGCTTCTATTGGACTATGAGGAGGTGGTGGTGGGCTAGGTCTACATTTTCCTCCACCACCTCCACCTCCACCTCCGTTATGCACCCTAATATCACTTGCAATATAATTGTGAGCATCTTCTACTTCAAAATTATATACTTTATCATATTCTCCTAAATATTCTATTTCTAATATTTCAGATTTTTCATTTTTAAAATTAGTTAAAAAATCTCCAATTTTTAAATGTCCAGCTTCTAAATATTTAGAATTTTCACCATACTTGCCATTTTCTTCAACAAAAACCCAATGATTTGCTGTTAAAATTATTTCTCCAAATTCGTGAGTCATTTTTAAAAGTGGAGATCTTGCTCCTACTTCGTCCCAAGTATGGGAATTTATATATTTTACTTTACATATTCTTATTTCCGCCGAGTTATGATCAAATCCGTAAACAATATCTCCAGGAATAATATTTTCAATTTCTACTTTTCCACTTGGTGTAGATATTGGTGTTCCAGCTGGAAAACATCCTCCTTTTCCACCACCTCCGTTATGAACTCTGATATTACTAGCGATATAATTATGCGCATCTTTTACGTCAAAATTATAAACTGAACAATATGCTCCAAGTGGAATAATATCAAGTATTTTAACTTTTTTATTTTGTTCTGTTGTTAACAAGTCTCCAATTTTTAAATCTCCTGCTTCTAAATATTTAGAATATTCTCCATGTTTTCCATTTTCTTCAACAAAAACCCAATGATTAGCCGTTAAGACAATATCTCCATCTTCGTGAACAATTTTTATTAAGGGCGATCTTTCCCCAACCTCTTCCCAAGAGTGGGAATTTGTTTTTTCTACTTCGTATTCATTTATCTCATTTGAAATATGATCAAATCCATAAACAATATCTCCAGCAATAATATCTTGAATTTTTCTTTTTCCACTTGGGGTAGATATTAATGTTTCAGGCGGAAAACATCCACCACCTGCACCTCTTAGAATTTTAGGATAGAATTTTTTATTATCTTTTTGTGCATTCATTAAGTTGTCCTTGCTGAATCATTTGAAACATAACTAGTATTAAATGTAGCACTGATAATTTTAGAACCAATCGTAAGTCTTCCATATCCTATTGGAATAGGTCCACCTTCACCTCTTGTATTTGTTGGTCCATCAAAAAGATAGGATTTTCCACCACCACCTTTTGCTGCAATTTGTGGAGCTTGAAATTCAGGAGCCACAAACGGAGGAGGAGAAGACAAAAGAGCCATAAATCCAGCAGCAGCTAAACCTATTCCAGCTAATATTAAAGCTGCGCCAAAAAATTGACCTCCAGGAACAAATACTAATACTACTCCAACAACAATAAGAAAGACACCAAAAATAGCACCAAAAAAACCACCTCCTCCTCCTTCTCCTTCTATTACTGGAATAATGTCAATACTTTTTAAGTCTTCATCTTTATAAGATACTGTTAAATTTGAATAAATTACTTTTTCAAGATCGTTTTCAATTTCGTCTGGATTTTTAAATATTTTAAAATCTTTTCCATTTATAAGGACTCTATACTTTAAATTATCTTTTTCTAACTCATAAAGAGTTTCATATAAAATTTTAGTATTAGTTTCTATAGCTCTAATAGCTTCTCCGACACTATTTACAGATAAACTCCATTTAGTTTTCTTTATTTTTTCTGCTAATATACCATGTAATTCTACTTCAACCATAATTATACTCCCTTTGCAGTTGCTGGAAATCCTCCAAATGGCAATGGGCTACTAAATCTTTTTCTACATCCTTTTAATCTTTTGGAGCATTGATCAGCAATCCAATAATTAGTATTAAATGGAGAATATGTATTACCATCTACTTTTGAAACAAAATAATATTTAATTTCATTTAATTCAACATAAACATATTGTCCCTTTGAATAAGATGCATTATTCGCTTTTAGCCATATTAGCGGGCTTCCAGCTGAAAGACTAGTTCCTAATAAAGTACTAATAACTTCATCTTTATCATTTGCAATTGGTCTCCCTCCATTTAATCTTGTTGAGTAAGGATTAAGAGTTTCAGAATATTGGCAACCATCTCCTCTATAATCAAAAGAACAAGATTCGCTATATATTGTTCTAAGTGGAAGTTTTAGGTTTTCTAAATCTAAAATTGAACTTAATTCATATTGTAAAACACTTTTATTTTCTTTTAATTTTCTATCAATATAATAAATATCTGGATTTAATTGAGCGTAAGGATCTGGATCAATTATGAAATCATCATTATTTATAATTCCACCAAAACTTTTGAAATTAACAGCGTCAAGATATTTTAAAAAAGTTCTTTTTCTAACGATTTGTAAACCAATTATATCACCAATAGACCTGATTGTATTTTTTATTTTTATAAAAAAATTATTATATAAATCAATTTGATTTTGATTTGTAAAAATTAATTTTGGTTTTGGTAGAGTTCCTCTAGCCATCGTTTCAAATCCTTCAACTACAATTGGAAATGGAACGTATCTTTTTCCTTGCCAAATTATTTGGTTAGATAAAATTGCACTATTTGAATTTGAACTAATATTTTCGTAATTTATATTTAAATTATGAAAACGTAAAATTCCTAATGGAGAATCTATCTCTGCACTATTATAATTTGGATTTGATTGCACGTTAACATATGGAGCTGGGATTTCATTAGCAAAACTTAATTCTGCTAAATCTATATCATCTCTGTTTATTCCAAAATTTCTAAAATCAAATTCATATAAAGTTATTAAAGCAGATGGATTTAATTTAGAACTTTCTGTAGATATTTTTTTTGTACCAAGTTGCTGGCTAGAATTAATACTCATACATTTGCTGTTTCAGAAAATTTAGCTGTTATGTTATAATTGTTATAAAAATTATAAGCTATATCCCATTCATCACAAATAAATCTTTTTGGATAAGATTGAGATACATCAAAATTATATGGGAATGGAGCATCAAAAAAGAAAGAATCTACGGCTTTTCTTTTGTGCAAGAAATGAGCTATAGCTCTTGTTTCGTCCTTGTCTCTTCCTTCAAAATTTAAATTAAATTTTTGAAGATTATTATTTATACCATCAGCCAAACGTTGTTCATATCCATTACCAAATTTTATACTATTGACAGCTGGCTTCATTTGTAATTGAGAAGCGTAACTTGCTTTCCAAAAAAATTCTGGTTTTATTAAAGTCGAGTAATATCTATATCCTCCCCAATAAATATTAGTAATTGAAGAAGTCGGTGTATGATTGGAATTATCATCAACTAAACTATAATAGTAATTACCACCATATAATACTATATTATTCTTGCTATAAGAAGTACCAGAAGTCCAACTATCGACCTTATATAATGATAAATCACTCATTTTTTACCTTACACCTTTAGTATTATTACACCTATTAAA